TTCCTTTCACTACAGGAGTTAGAACCAATTCTTCATTTGATTGTGTAGTAGTTCCAAATCCTACAGTATTATATTTAATGGAAACTGAAATATCTGGATATTTAAAGTACTGATATCCAGATCCTGTGCTATCAAATTTTTCATATTTTTTTCTTTCATAATTTGAATAAATTGTTCCCCCAATACCAGCATTACACAATCTAAAAGAATCATCATCAATTTTTAAAACATAATCTTGATTAGATGTTGAGAGTCCAGAAATTGAACTGGTTTCATAATCATATTCTACAATCTCTCCATCACCAAATCCGTGATTTTTAAAATTAATAGAATTTTGTGATGTTGATATTCCTGAAGATTTAACAATAAGTTTTCTATTAGTATATCCTTCACCACCATTAATAATTTTTATGTATTCAATTTGTTTTTTGGAAGAACTCGTTGAAAATCTATGTACTCCAGATGATCCAGTATAAATCCCAACGGTATTAATTCCAGATTGTTGATCGGGTAAATTATAATATAACTTTATAGTTTTGTTATTAGTAACTTCGACAAAATAAGTAGAATTATTTGGAAATTCTTTATTACTTTCTAATAATATTGGATTATTTCCTAAAGAATTATAAACAATTTGTTCCCCATTTATAAAATTATGATCTGTTAAAAATACAATTTGATTAGTATTCTCACTAACACCCCCACCTGTAGAAAATTCATCCGCATTGAATAAGACATTTCTAGGTTTATTAACTAATACAGGGTCAATAACTGCTCCTGACCCATTTCCCCCAGAAATGTCAATAGAAGAAATTTTATCAATATTATAATCTTGAATATCTACATATACTTTTTCAAATTTTCCACTAACAACTGGTTGTATTTTTGCAATATCCCCATTACCAACTGAAACATCAATACCTGGAGGATTTATTACATCATAATCATTTCCTTCGGATAATATATTTGCACCTTCTATGGGACCATAGTAAATAACATCATTTGATTTGTAATTAGAAATTTCAACACCATTTATCAACATTCCAACAGTTCCTGGAACTGTAGTAGAACCTGATTCTTTTTCAATATTTTTGCCTAAAGGAAACTTTCTTAAAAGTTTTTGTATTCCAAGATCAATATCTTTTTGAGAATTTAAAATAAAAGTATGTGTTCCCATTCCTGATGATGGAATTTGGAACTTAATATTATTTCCAGATCCTATTAAACTTTGAGAATTGAATAGTTTAAACTTTTTATTTGATACTCTTTCTGTATAGTATGTACCAGTATCTAATCCAACAAGAGGTTCTCCATCTGGAAAATAATATACAAGATCTCCAGTCAAAAATGGATGTTCAATTCCATCAATATTAATAGTATTATACAATCCCTCAACCACATCATCCTCAAGATTTGCAGAACTGGAAATACCGATAGATTTGAGTTCTGATGGAATATCATGTCGATAATTTTTTATAATGTTTCCACCGTTATCTGTAAATTCAGATCTTATCCTTGAAGGAACTGAATTTGATGCAACATATGCATATTCATTACCATCAACATATACATTAAGAATATCCGATACTAAAGATGCATTTTCAAATTCATATCCTGAAGAACTTGTTTTATTTAATTTTCTTCTTACATCATATTTTTTATTAGTATCTAAATTGGGTTTGTTCTGTAGATTTAGAGTATTTGCTGTAGTGTCGATACTTTGAATATACGTATTTGTTCCTGTAGATATTTCAGATCCTCTCTCCAATACTTCAACTTCATCTCCAACCTTTAAACTAGATTTGTCAATATCAGATCCCAATTGGTTGGTGTCATTATCTGTAATTTGATATCTTGCACTTGTATTGTATATAAAAGAATTTGTAAAAATTTCTTTTGGATTTGAATTTTTATTTCTAATTTTATCTCCCAGATTTTTAATAGTAACTATGTCACCTTCTGAAACTTTAAAGTCTTCGGTTTCTTCAACCAAATCTTGTATTACTCCAAGAAGAATAATCTCTACCTTTTTAGAAATATCTCCATCTTCATAGGAATAATATGTATCATTTGATCTTACATTTGATGTAGATAAAATTGTGGTGCTGATGCCACTACATCCAAAGAACTGATTGATAGTTTTACTTGTATATGAAATTGTATCATTTCCGGAGATTAAAGTTCCTGATTCTGGAAAATTTAAAGTCGAGTCTACTGTTAAAATAGAATCCCCTACAGAAACATCTTCAATCAATTTTGTATTTGGTGTAATTATGAAATTTCCTTCAACAGAAGATTTTCCATCATTCCCAATATAAAATTCAATTTTATAATAAGATTTGCCTTTTCTAGTAAAAGGTTCTACTGAAGATATAGAAGCAGATGTATTTTTATCAGTTGTTTTTATAAGAGTTTGTCCTACTATTTTTGTAGCTTCTCCAGATATTACTTCTGCAATTGCAACTTCTCTTCTTACATAATTTGCAGAAGATGGTTTAATCAAATAATCCTCTAAATTTATAACTGATGGAATCTCTCCAAATATAACCGAAAATAGAATTTTTATTGCTTGATCAGTTCCTTTTGAAGCATAAAAATCTTTTGCTCTTCTTATAAAATTTCCAGCATCAATTTCATCATCAAAAGAAACATTCTCCAATCCTGGAGTAAAAGTTGATTTTAATTTTTTATAAAATTCTTTTAAGAATAAAGAACTCAGATTCTGGACAGATGTGTTGGAATTGTGTTCTGAAGAAGATGATGTTTCAAATATCAATTCTTCACGATTAGTGTCTTGGTGATAGTTAGTGATTCCACTAAATCCACGAACACACCCAATAAAACTATTTGTAGTTATTCCTGTATATGTAATTATTTCATCATTAATTTTAAGTAGACCATATTGATTTGGAAATCCTTTTGTACTGGATACATTGATAGTAGTATCCACATTCGATATGGAACTACTTAAAGTAGTATTATCAACAATAACTTCTGGTGTTAAGTTATCTAATCTTAAATATTGATCTAAATTATCTCCAATATCGACCGGACCACCTTGATATTCCTGGGAAATATAATATTGTTTTAAAAAATCTACTACCTTTGGACTTTCATCCAAAATAAATTCTGGCAGTTGATTGGAAACTATATCCTGAATCTTAACTCTAGATTCGATTCCAGTCTGTATCATACTACTTTCTTATAAAATTTCCGTTTGAATAACTTGAAGTATAGAAACTATTAACAAATCTGGTTCCAGATATTTCGTCACCAGAAGCAATTACATCTCTTACCATATTTATTGTACTTTTAGAAATGTCCAGTGTGACATACAAGTCTCGTAATCCAATAACATCATTTGATTCTGGATATGCTTGAATTTCCACAACTTTATTAGGAGATGTGGTTTCTGTAATATTTAATGTATAAAGATTAATCTCTCCCTTTTCATAGTCAATCACTCCTGCATCTTTGACAACTGTAGAATTATTTCCATTTTCATCGATTTTAAATAATGAAATAATGCCGGTTTTTGCACTAATAACCTTTGGTCTATTCAGAAAAAGATTTGCTGCATCTGATGCATTGGATATTTGATTTTGTTGTTCTCCGGAAGAAATTATTGGAGTATCTGTAATATACACTGTAGAAGATTCTCCGGAAATTTTAAAACCAGTAGATTTGATATTAAAACCTTCTGGCTTTACATGAAATCTGTTACCAAAGCACAACTCATATTGTGCAAATGTATTTAATACAACCTTCAAATCTCTGCGGATAATAATCTTAGTAATATTAGATGTAATCGCAGTGTCGGTATTATCAATAACTTGTTGTATTTTGCTATACCTAATCCTTCCACCAAATTTATTCAAATCCAAAGATTCTGAATATTTTTGGAGAGAATTTGTTACGGACGATTTTAATTCATTTGTACTTGAAGTTTGTGAATAGTTGTAATAAACAGAACTATCAAGTTCGACATAAAGTATCTTAAG